CAGCAGTTAAAGGTGTTGAGTGATATGATCTTCCAAAATCACCATGCTCTTTAATAAAAGCTTTTTCTCTTGTTCTTGCATCTTTGATATATTTATTAGATGCTTTATTTAATGATTTTACAAACTCTGGTTTTTGTTCTGACCAAATAGTTGTATTGAAATAATTATTGATAAACATTATTTAAAAGGCCTCCCTAAATGCCATACTACAAGACTGTATCTTGTACCTGATGTTACTGGTTTAACTCTGTGCCATACAAAAGAAGGAAATACAATAATAGAACCTTTTGGTAAAATCTCTTTTGCTCTTCTTAAATGTTTAGCTTCATCTCTCATATGTGGATCGTAGTTTCTAAAATCAAATTCTAATTCACCACCTGTGTATTCTGAACCATCTGTTAATTGACATGTCATAGATAGTTTTCGAATCTTACCATTGTCGGGTCCTTCTTTTTCATAAGGTTTGTCCCAACCATCACAATGCCAATCATAGTATTGGTTGTGTTTATATTTTGTAAACTGACACGATTCAGATCTATCCCATTCAAAGTTCCAACCTGCATTTCTATTTGCTTCGTGAACGTATGGGTGTAATTCTTTATATATCCAAGTATCGTTAAGCCACACTAAATCAGAGTTTCTTTTTCTTTTTAAATCTTTAACTTCATCTTTAGATAATTTTCTATCTCCATAACCACCAGTTCTAGCCATTGTTTCTTCTTGTTGATTAGCATAAGCTATTACATCATCACAAAACTTTGGTGTTAAGGCTTTAGGAAAATGCCAGTAATAATTAGATATATTCATAAGTTATTGTTTGCACAAAGTTTAATGAATCTTTTTGTGTGTTAGTTAGATAATACATATTAGTTGATGGGAACATAATGAACATATTATTTTTAAGTTCTATATCCCAACTTCTTCCTTTACGTCTATTATCATCAAAGTGTATTCTAACAAAACAATCCTTTACTTTTACACCATATAATAATGTAAAGTCTGGAGAGTTACGTAGATCCACTGGATCAATATTTAATAAAGGGATAGTTGTCTCATTAGGTTTATAGATATTTCCCCACGTTGATTTGTTAACTAGATTGATTCCATATTCAAGACCGATGTGATCTCGCATATATGTATTTAACATATCCCAAGTTCTTGAGAATGGAAAATCTTTGTTTGAATAAGTTGATTGTAGAATGTCGCCTGTTAATTGATTTCGGTCGATGTCCCAATATTTAGGCATCTCTACATCACCAAAATATAATGCTTGCTCTGTTAAAACTTTCTTTTGCATACCACCACCATGTATAAAATAATATTAATTACTTGTCAATTATTGAGCAACCCAAGCTGTTCCGTTCCAATCATAAGTAGCTGTATCAGTGTGAGCTGTTCCATCTACATTACTTTTTGTACCTTCCCAACCTTTAGTATTATCAGCTTGATACGCAGTTTCATTCCAAGTAATAGTCCAATTCCATACAACAGGATCTGCTGCATCGTCTGTAATTGTTGGATAAGTAATTGGTGCATCCCAAGATGCAGTTGAAGTATTTTTAGTCCAAGATGCATGAGGTTTTTTAGGCCAAAAGATTTCATTATCTTCGTCCCAAGTATAACCTATACCTGCATAGTTTCCTCTAAATGCAGTTCCGCCATCTTTATGTTGGTTGCCAGATGTATTGTAAGATGTTTGAATCCACATTTGTGCAGGCCAGTTATTGTGAGTTTCTAAATACTGTTGTCCTACTGTTTCATCTTCAACACCATCAGCGTTTAACATATCAGAATTATTCAAAGTTAATACTTGAATAACTTTACTGTTAGCTCCTAGTTTTGCAAAATGTGCCATAATTATCTCCTATTATATATTATAAATTTTGTTCATTCAACTATTGATATTTGTATCTAATAATTACAATTCCGCTACCGCCTGTGCCACCAGATGATCCAGGATTTGTTGGACCAGGATTTCCTCCTGCTCCACCTCCACCGCCACCAGTATTAACTGTTCCTGCATTTCCATTTTGCCCTGTTGTACCACCTGATCCGCCACCTGCACTTGCAGGGCCTCCAGGAAATGTTGGAGGAGAAGGAAGATCTCCACCACCACCAGCTCCACCACCACCAGCTCTTGCTGTTGGTGTTGTATTAATTGAACTTGTTGCACCTGCACCTCCAGCTCCACCAGTGTGATCTGGTGCTACAGCACCTGCACCACCCGCACCTGTTGCTCCACCACCTCCTCCTGAAGCACAGTTTCCAGTAGTTCCAGGATTACTTCCATTTTGTCCTTGAGGAGGAGTTACTGGAGGTGTATTTCCCGTACCAGCACCAGAATTATCTACTCCTCCACCACCAGAACCACCACTCGATCCACATTGCGTTCCACCTCTTGCTCCACCAGCTCCACCACCTGTAGATACAATTGTTGAAAAAACTGAATTAATACCATTACATCCTTTTGTTGATGCTCCGCCTGAAGCCCCACCGCCTCCAACTATTATTGGATAACCTTGTGCTGTAACAGGTAAAGCTCCACACGCTTTTGCTAAAGGACTAGTTGTATAACAACCAGACGCTCCACCATCTGATTCTCTGTATCCACCAGCTCCTCCACCAGCTCCTGATCTTGAAGAATTAGAACCTCCTCCACCAGCTCCTCCACCTGCTACTACTAAATAATCTACTGTGCTTGATCCTAAAGGATTACCTGCACATGTTACATTAAAAGTACCTGGCCCTGTGAATGTATGGATTTTATAATCTCCACAACAAGTGATGGTTCCACCTGTTGCTGTAACATAAGCAGGTGCTATAAAACCTTGATCATTAGAATTTGTAGCGAGCCATCCTTGAGTTCCATCTACATAAACAAATGTAGCTGCTTGTCTATTTGTAACTATTTCTCCATCTGAAGCACTTCCTTCAATGTTTGATCCATTTCTTGCTATTGTAATATTATTTGTTGCAGCTGTTCCTGCATAATCTGCTATAGCGACAATATCCCCTGCAGAAGGTGATGCTGGTAGTGTAGCTGTCAAAGCTCCACTTGTGGTATTTACAAAATACCCATTTCCACTAACCGCTGTAAACGAAGCTGTCTTCGCAGTCGTATCCCAATCCACTGTACCTGTACGACCAAATCCTGTCTGACTTGCACCACTTGCTAAATTAATTGTATCACCTGAAGCACCTAAAGTAATAGTTGTTCCACATTGACTAATAATGCTTCCGCCATCAGTTGCTTTTAATGCGTTTGATTTTAAATCTCCATTAACGGTTACTGGAACACCTGCTGTTACTGATACTGAATCTCCAGAATCTCCAACAGTTACTGTCCCACAATTTGTTCTTGGACTAATTTTATTTACTTTTACTTCACTCATAATTTACCTATTGAAATTTGTACCTTATTATTACTATACCAGATCCGCCGTTTCCACCTGCATTCGGAGTTCCTGGATAATTTCCTGCTCCACCACCGCCACCAGTATTTGTTGTTCCTGCAGTTCCTTGTCCTAGTGCGCCTCTGTCAGGAGTTCCTGGTCCTGCACATCCACCACCACCTGATCCACCTGCACCTCCAATTCCTTGAAAACCTCCACCTCCACCACCACCAGCTCTTGTAACTGAAGATCCTGTAATTGAAGTTGATGCACCATTTCCTCCTGGTCCTCCATTATTAGGATTGGGAGTTGTTTCTGCATTACTTCCAACGGCTGAAGCACCACCTCCGCCACCTCCACCTTCTCCTTGTCCAGGTCCTGGTCTATAACCAACTCCACCATTATTTCCTTGAGATGGAGTTGTTGGAGGAGTATTTCCTGCTCCACCACAATGAGGAGAATATATACCACCACCGCCGCCAGAACCTCCAGACAATCCGCCAGCGTCTCTAGCTCCACCGCCTCCACCTGCTGATGTTATTCCGCTAAATGTTGAATTACTACCCGTTACGCCTGATGGTGCTCCAGGACTACCTGGTCCTCCACCACCAACTATTATTGGATAGGCTTGAGCGGTTAATGTGACTCTATTTGGTGCGGATGGATAACCATCTAAAGGACTAGCAGTATATGGAGTTGTTGGAGCTTTTACTTCTCTAAATCCTCCTGCTCCACCTCCACCTCCTACAGCTTCTCCACCACCACCACCACCTGCAATCACTAAATATGAAATTGTATTTTCTGCTGCTGTGCAAGAAACTTTACAAACTGTAAAAGTTCCTGGACCAGTGAAAGTATGTATTTTACAATTTCCACAAGTAGTAATGGTACCACCTGTTGCAACTATAAATGGATTACCTGTAGCGTTAGAAGTTGAATCTTGAACGTTTTTCCAACCTTCAGTTCCATCTACATATACAAAAGTTAAAGATTGACCCTCTGTGTTTGCTATAAAATCAGCAGCTATTCCACCAATTTTTTCTGATCCATTTGGTGAAATTGTTAAATTATTTGTTTGAAAAGTATTTGTGTAGTCAACAACAGAAACAATATTACCAGCTGTACCTGCTGGTAAATTCATTGTGAATGCTCCACCAGAAGTATTTGCAAAATAACCTTCGCCATTTACTGCCGTGAATGTAGCTGTTTTAATTGAACCTGTTTGCCAGTCTACTGTTCCTGTTCTACCGAATCCAGATTGAGATGCACCTGATGCTAAAGAAATAGTATCACCACTTGCACCAAGTGTAATTGTTGTTCCACATTTATTAGCGATGTTAGCACCGCATTGATTTTGAATATTATTTACTTTAATTGTACTTGTCATAATTATTGAAATTTATACCTTATTATTACGATTCCGCTACCACCTGCTGCCCCAGCACCATTACTACTAGCGCTACCACCACCACCGCCACCACCAGTATTTGTTGTTCCTGCTGTTCCATTAACACTATCTGTTCCTGCGCCTGCTCCGCCACCACCTGCTCCACCAGATACAGGAGGAGTTGAAGTGTTAGGAGTTGAAGCACCGCCTCCACCACCTGCTCTTGTAGTTGGTGTTGCGTTAATTGAACTTGTTGCTCCTGTTCCACCAGGGCCACCATCGGTTCCATTTTCATTTGTTCCAGCAACAGTTGCTCCTCCTCCGCCACCACCGCCACAACCTGAACCATCATTAAGACCCCCATTTTTGCCTTGAGCTGGACTAACTGGTGGAGTATTTCCTAAACCAGCACTTCCAGGTGCCGATCTGCCTCCTCCTCCGCCAGATCCTCCATTTAATCCTGTCCCTGTTCCAGATCCGCCTCCAGGGCCTCCTCCACCACCACCTGCTGAAGTTATACTTGAAAAAGTTGAATTAACACCATTAACGCCATTATTTCCTGGACTTCCAGAACCTCCTGCTCCTCCACCACCAACTGCAATTGGATAACCTTGAACTGTTACTGGTAAACCTGCTGGTGCATTTAATGGAGAAGCTGTATAACTATCTGAAGATGCTTTACCTTCTCTATAACCACCAGCGCCACCGCCGCCAGCTCCATCTCCACCACCACCTCCACCACCACCAACAACCACATAAGAAACAGAATTGGAACCAACTGGATTACCTGCACAAGATACAGTAAATGTACCTGGTCCTGTAAAAGTATGAATTTTAAAATTTCCGCAAGTGGTTATTGTTCCACCTGTTGCTGTTATAAATGCTGGACCTTCTGTAGTTTGATCGGCATTATCTGTTATTTTCCAACCTTGTGTTCCATCTACATAAACTAAAGTAATTGATTTACCATTAATTGATATAACTATGTCACTAGCTGAACCATTAATATTAGATCCATTTCTTGCTATTGTAATATTATTTGTTTCTGCAGTTTGTGCATAATCTGAAACTGCCACGATGTCTCCAGCGGAAGGAGAGGCTGGTAGCGTTACGGTTACTGCTCCACTAGTTGTATCTACAAAATATCCGTTGCCACTCACAGCAGTAAAAGCTGATGTTTTAGCTGTTGTATCCCAGTCTACTGTCCCCGTTCTACCAAACCCTGTTTGACTACCATTATTAACAACAGTAGTTCCAGAAGGAAAAGTTATCGTATCACCCGAAGCACCAACTGTTAAATTAGTTCCGCATTGTGGTTCGATTGCATTTACTTCTATCTTACTCATTAAATTATTACCAATGTCCCTGTTATAGTTTGTGTTCCAGTAACAGTTACTGGTCCTGCTAACACACCTGAATCTAACGTTTGATCTTCATTTAAAGTAGAGGCATGAGTTACAACATAACCTGTAGCTTCCATTACAGGTGACATTGCTTTCTTTGCAGGGATTGTACAAAATACTTCTTTTTCTCCTGAACCAAAATCAATTTTAGCTGTGGTACCTAAGTTATTACTTATGACCGTGTCTCTTGAAAGAGTGTCTGTTGCAGCATCGGTAACGGTACCAACGCCAACTTCAAACTTATCTGTGCCAGTTTCAGCAATACAGTAATACGTAGTATTAGTATCGCCTACACCAGCTACAAATGTAATAAAGTCCTGTGAAGCACCAGCTAAGTCTAACGTTCCCGTTCCCGAGGTAGTGCTTGTCTCTTTAACTCTATCGTTAATGACAAGTGCCATCTAAACCTCTCTTACGTTAATCTTAATATTGCTGCAGATGTTGTAAATGCAGGGAACTGAATTGTAAATGTTCCTGCAGTTGCAGTTTTATCTCCACCAAAATCTAAAACACATACAGCATCAGTAGTACCTGAACCACCGTCAGTTGTTGTATTATAAATTAAAGCTCCTGCAGCTGTTAATGTAACTCCAGTAAAAGATAAGTTAGCAAAATTAGTAATTGCCACCGCTGAAGATACTTTCACACCTTGATTAACAAGTGCTTTACCACCTGCAGTGTATCCTGATGAAGTAACTTCAGTATTAGCTCCACCACCTGGGTTTGTTGAATAGTTTTCAGTTGATTCACCTAATGTTGCTGATGATGTATACATCGCTAATTTATATGTA